TTTTTACGTAATCGACTTCCTCCAGGCAGCAGCATTTGCGCAATCATCAGATTCACTATTATTCAACACGGAGGCGACGTTATACTGGCATGAGAAATAGATTTACTTAATGAGTGGCATGTCCGAGGGGACGTTAACGATAATACAATTTGCATCAATCCAATCCATATCCGCATCTGCATCTGCCCGTGGGTCCTTGTTGTTGCACCAAACAATGGGCCTACCCCAGTCAAAGGTAGCCTTGCCTTTGTACTTATCAGTGACTGTGAATGTCTCCTGTGCACCCATCCAAAACTTCCACATAGGGAAATACTTGAGTGAATGAATATCGTCAAACACAGCATAGTTGACGTCAGGACGATCGTAGCTTAACTGTGCCATGTCGAACGCTCCTCCGAAGTAAAAGTGGGGTCCAAGTGATCGAGCCCAACTGGTCTTTCCTGTTCGGGATGGACCCACAAGGATGAGAGATTTAGGTCTAGGCAACAGTTAGTAAGAGATGACTAAGCATGATGACTAAGCGCTTAGTAAGCAACCCTTAGGGTTAGGGTAAGGGTTAGGGTTAGGGTGAGGCCAGCAGCTTGCTGCGAAGAGGCCGTTTAATCCAGGGAACCTGGCGAAGTGTAAAAAAATGTGCGCCCTTACCGTCCTCCACGTCTTCCCAGATAAGTCTCGCACCAATCTGTGAGTTCCGGATAAGGTCCAAGCTCCCATTCCAGTTCCGGAGGACTGACAAAATCAAGCGGTGATCGCATGGCTTTTCCCTCGGCAATAGCGCGTACCTGGAAAAAGTATCGCCCGAGGAGACTGACACTAGATTCCTGAGCGACTCGAAGAGTCTCCTCTCTAGTCTCTGCAGCGAACACGCATCGCCAGAAGTCATCAGAATCGTTCTTGGAAGATACTGGGTCATCGGGACGCTGCAATCCCCCGGCCACCACGTCTCCATCCTTGGTAGCATAGTCATACATTTGCTCAGGAGTCTTGCGGCCGCGCAGAATGTTTGGATGATGGCCGTCGACGTCAAATATTCGGGGGTTCCTGCTCTGGAACTTCCCAGCGAACATGAAAAAAGCATGGTAGTGAGTTCCGCCGTCTGCGTGAAGCTCTTTGCCAACGATACACTCGGCTCCCAGTTCCGCAAGAACATCGACAATTCGGAATGGATCAAGACCGAGGGACTGAGGGTACGTGAGTAGTCCATACTTGGCAGCGAATCGAAAGGTCATATGACTAAGGTGACACCGTGAATGAAGAACGAGTTGTGTTTAATATTATACACAACTCGTGGTGTCAGTGTCACTTAAATAGGGACCTTATCTCCGATAACCCCTAACCCCGGATGCGGACATATAAAAGGCAGTTGCCCGCCAGTTTTCCGACGGTCAACAAAAATGCCTTTCCGTCGCCGTTCCACACGCCCTCGCAGGCGCCCAGCCCGTGCTACCCGCTATCGCCGAAAGAGCGGGTACTACCCTCGCATCAAAGGCCGCCGTATCGCAAGGAGGCCCTTTACCCGACGTCGCCTACTCAACATTACTTCGAAGAAGAAACAGGACAACATGGCTCCCATTGTTACTACTCCCAGTGGAGGGAATGCCACCCCCGGAGCTTATGGATACAGTGCATTTGGAGGGACTCAAGCCGTACAGACAGCTATGTTTGTTTGGTGTGCGACAGCAAGAGATCGGATACCTGTGGGAGACGATGCCAACAGCGTAGCAACCCGTACATCGGATATCTGCTTTATGCGCGGCCTCAAGGAGACTATCCTTCTTCAGACCAATTCTGCCGTGCCATGGCGTTGGCGCAGGATTTGCTTTAGTGCCAAGGGCTTGTACAGCTTTAGAAATGGATCCGTGGATTCTTTCGAGAACTCTGGTGGATGGACCCGTCTGCTGACCGATCAGCGACCCACTGCTTACGGAGCATCGCTACGTCAGATTATCTTCCGTGGATCCGAGGGCGTCGACTGGAATGATGTCATCACGGCTAAACTCGACACGCAAAGGATTACTGTCAAATATGACTACACACGGACCATCAATTCAGGCAACCAAACCGGTGTGTTGCGCACGATGAAAATGTGGCACCCCATGAACAAGAACCTGGTTTACAGCAACGACGAAGGAGGAGACAGCGAAACAGCCGACATTCATTCCACACTGTCCAAAGCTGGAATGGGAGATTTTTACGTAATCGACTTCCTCCAGGCAGCAGCATTTGCGCAATCATCAGATTCACTATTATTCAACACGGAGGCGACGTTATACTGGCATGAGAAATAGATTTACTTAATGAGTGGCATGTCCGAG